CGAGTAGAAACCGATCCCCGACCAGTGGTTATTATCGATCTCGCAATTCTGGATCGTGACGTGCGTCCCCTCAAGGTGGAGAGCGTCCGTCGCCGTACCATTGCCGCGCCTGAAGTGTAAACCGTCGCAGGTGATGTACGATCGGCCGTTCAGAACGTACAGGGGAGAATCGAACGATCCCACTTCGATTCCGGGCGATGTGTAGGCCGTGTCGGGGTCGGTGGCGCTGTAGACTGAAAGAACGTTCGCAGCCCAATACCATTTCCCAGTGCCCGTACAAAGGGCCTGTGAGGCAACGTGCGTACCTTTCACTCCGTCGAAAAAGACGATCTTTGGTTCGGTCGTGACAGTGGCGGTCCAGATCGTTGAATCTTCTACATCCTTGTAGATGATGAACTTCAGATCGTGATTGGCGCCGGTTCCGTAGACGTGGGTTTGCGTATACTGGTGAACGGTGTAGGGGTCTGTCCCCCTATAAACGTCTCCGGTCTGTAGCGCCCACTTGACGTAGTTGGTGCCGCTAACGGCAAAGTCGCCAGTCACGGCCAGTTTATAAATGGTGTCAGCCGAGATTTCAACAGATGGCGAGAAGCTGAATCGGTAACTGGCATAACTTGTCGTGAGTGTGCTCACGTCTTTGGTGTCAGATGTAGCAAGCGTGGCGGCATATCTAGCTGGAGTTCCAGAGGTCGTCCATATTTCGACCCAAATGTTCCCAGTCGGAGATGCGACTTTCTTCAGGAACACGTCAACATAGGGAACGGTAATGACTGAGTCGGACTCCCACCCTTGACACGTATAGGCGTCTCCTGCGCCTGACCTAACATTCCAATCGTTGTTGGTTGAGGTTTGTTGTTCAGCAACAACCGGCGCACCTTCTACCTGTGTCCATGAACTCCCGGGAGCGATGAGTGCAGACCCGTCGAGAATCGGAGCAGTTCCAGTGGAGTAGGTTCCGAACGTGATGACACTACCCGCAGAACCACTTGAGGGCGGCGTCAATCCTTCGCGCCAGGTGGAACCTTTCTTGAAGAGGATCGAATCGCCGGGGCTGAAGCTGGAGGTGTTGACTTTGTTGATCGTCTTCCACGGCAGTAGTTCGGTCAGTCCAGAGTTGCCGTCGTTGCCCGAGGGAGTGTTGACGTAATAGTTGCTCATCGAATGGCCTCATTCGCCTGTTCCTGCGTGATGACGCCCGTGTCAATCAGCAGTCGTAGGGCTTTCACCGCATGGTCCGTGAGGGTGCGGATTTCTTTGGAACGCATCGTCACGATGGAGTCCATGAGTGCGCGCATCTTGGGCTCGCTGACCGCGCGGCGTAACTCCAGAACCTGTCCCTGGAGGTTTGCTATCTGCATCGTGAGGGCGATGAGCTGTTGTTTCTTCGACGGTGCTTTCCTGATGCGCATGGCACACCTCCAGAGTCGAAGCCGGGCGGGCAACCAGGCGGCCACCCGCCCGGCGTCGAACTATGCGGCGGTGATCGTGATGGTCGCGGTCAGAACCCAGGTCGAACCGGCGGCCTTCGTCCCCATGTCGGAGACGGCGCGGTTGAGCATGCACCCCGTGTCCGCTGTGACGCTGTTGAAGAAGCCCCACTCCCACCAGTGGAACTCAGCGAATGTATCGCCCCAGGTGGACTTCGCCGTGAGAACATTGTTCGTCCTCTGCGGATAGGTCGAGTCCATCCCCTTCTTGCTCTTGTTCGTCGCAGCCTGGAGGTTGGTCTGCGTGTTGGTGAACGCAAGCGAGCTGTCCCCCACGCCGAGCGCCGCAAGGGCGTTCGTGAAGTACACCGGGGAACCGTCGGTCATGATGACCTGCGCGATGAAGTCACGTCCTGCTGTTGTCAGTCCCATTGTCCTCTCCCTTTCATTCCGCCGCCTGATCCGGCAGCGAGTTCAGTAACTCGTTCAGCTTCTCCGCCTCTGCCGGGGTCGCCTCGTCCTCGCGGATGATGGTTTCCTCGAGCTCACCCTTCGCGTTGTACTTCTCGAGCTTGTACTCGATGTGAGCCTTCATGCCCACCGTTTCACCTTCGCCAGCCATCACTTCCCCCTTTCTATGTACTGCCTCACTCTCGGAATCGTTGCGCCGGGTTTGAGGCCCCACGTCCGCGGTAATACCGCGCGCTGGTCCGCCCACCAATGCAATTTCCATTCGCCGGACCTCGGATCCTGGTTGGTACTGACCAAACTAACGATGACGGTGGAATCAAGTTGAATCGCCCCGAGACGGTCCTTGACGTACCCCGCATCCCAGGCGTATCTACCTCCAGAATCAGACCACGAGCGAGTACCCTTCGCCCAATTGTGGCCGCCGTCGCTGGAAATCCACTCGTCGATTTGATGACAGTCTCCCCACCAACACCATGGGGCACCCCCACCAGAGAGGAGGGCACGCACCGTACCGTCATCCGCAAGTGCGACATCCGATACCGGGATGCCGACGTGACCATAGGGCCAGAACGTCCAGAATTGCTTGGTGGCAGTCAGACTCGGCCAGCCATCCAAGCGCCCCTTGAGTTCGAGGTCGATTGTCCATGCAACAAAGCCAGGAGATCCCGCCAGGAACCCCAGGCCATCACTATCGAATAACCATAGGGTGCCGCCGCTCCAGATAAGCGATGGCATCAGCGGCCCCGGACCCTGGCCGTGGCAGGAGTTCCGCAAGGTGCAAGCGTAGTCATAGGCCGAGACCACATCCCAAAAGACGAGGTCCGGTTGTCGAGTCAATGCGGAATAGTACGCAAACCAGACCATCGTTCGATTGCTGTTCTGGTCAATCACCCACGACAGAAACGTCGTTCGTACCCCGGCGACCAACCATCCATCCCCATGCCCAACGACCGTCACAAACGCTATCTCATGCGGGTCGCGTGGCCAGGGCATCGCGGGCGACAACGTTGTTACCTCAGACGGCCCATACCGGACGATGAAGACCTGCTCCCACCCCGGCCCCGGGGGCCCCGGGACCTCACAGCAGAATCCTGCGTTTCCCAAAATGTAGATTGATCCATCAAAGTCCCGTACCGCCGATGGCCCCTGAACGTAGTTTGCCGTCTCCGGTTTCCATTGGATGTCACCTTCGTATACTGCACGAGTGCCACATGGGAACTCACTGAAGGTATTCGGCGGATCGCACTGCGCCCCGAAGATCCCAGGAACGGACCAGCACTCGCCCTCGGGACTCGTACAAAATCCCCCTGGCGAACTCGCGGTTTCTGTGGATGGCGCGGGCACGAAAAAAGCCGCCACAAGGGCGGCTGAAAGAATCAAGGGGCAGCGTTTCATCCTCCACCGCCCTCCTGGTCTGAGGTCCGCCTGTCTACTACCGGTTCGTCGATCACCGTGACCCACAGGTCGTCTGCGGCTTCGATGAGTGGGAAGAGCTTGTTGAACGCTTTCCGGCTATCACCGACCCAATCCGGCGCCCTCCATTCCCCCACGATGATGCAGCCCCTCGTGTCGGCCGCCGTGTTTCCGGAGTGGATGCGAATGCCGGTGAACATCGGGACCTCAAGCAGCAGTGGCATCCGCCGCTGGAAGCGTTGCGAGAAGTCGACGATCACCTTGTAGACGCCGGCGGGGATCGCGGTCTTGTCCTGCACTTTCACGCCAAGCGGTCGGACACGGTCCTCGAGTGTGAAGCAGGAGAACTCGCCGAGCCTGAGCATTCCGATGGTGCTCCGGTCGCTATACCAACGGCGCCGGAGAAGCATTTCAGCCATCATCAGTCCTCACTGTTGCGCATCCGTAGGTAGATCGCATCGAGTCGGTTATTGAGGTCGCGAATCCCATTACTCACTTCTGTGCGCAGCGATCCGATGGCGGCGAGCATTTCCTGCCGATCGCGGTTCGCATCGGAGCGCAATTGCTCACCGACAGGACACGTGGCCTGATGTTCGAGGATGACAGAGCGCACAAGCCCAGCAACCTCCTCGCGCTTTTGTTTCTTGCTCAAGGCGTGAGCGCTCAGAACACCGGCACCCGCCGAGACAGCCGAGATGACGGCCGCCACTGCGAGCAGATCGATGGTCATTTGCATGGGCATTCCTCCGCCTAGCTGAACAGATACGCCGGACCCGGCTGCGATACGCGACCATCGATGAGCACGGCCTGGTAGTCGATGTACCAGGGCCCCGGGCTCGACAAGAAAAGCGCGGTCACCAAATCGTCGAATGTCGGCGGACTGCCCGCGACCACCGTGAGCGAACCCCCGATCGAGACGAAGATTGTTGGCGTCTCGGGCCGCGCGTCGATCGAGCGCCACACCGTGCGCTGGAAACCGAGGAACGCTTGCAGTGCCACGAACGGCCAGGAGAGCGCGACGTGGCGATTGCCGCCGGACGGTGTGACTCCGGTGACGAGGGGAGGCTCGGGAACTGCAGAGGCATCGATGGTCGCAAAGTCGTCGGGCGTGTATTCCACACCGGCCGCCGACACGACGTCGAGGTCTACGTCAACCGAGGGTTCGCGCAACACGCGGGAGAGGCGCGTGATCCACCATTCGTCGGTACCGCTGAGTGAGACCCTGGAGAGGAGTCCCGCTCCGGGCGTGCCGGGTATGGCAGTCGCGTTGTTGAAGTGATCGAACCAATCCGTATAACCCTGAGACGCTAAGGCCTCAACTGCGATGAGCACTCCTCCCGTCGTGATGGGGACGCCTGATGCGCTGAGATTCCACTGCCCCGGTTCGCTAGAAGTCGCTGGCCAGATTTTCGCTTGGAACAGGTCACCGATCGCGCAAACGCGAACGAAGTAGGGCGATCCGGTGACGATGGTGTAATGTACTGCGGCGAGTTGGTGAGCCACATCCGCGACGAGTTTCCAAATGCTGATTGAATCCTCAGCCCCCCCATTGACGTTCGGGACGATGTACATGTAGAGACCGTCTGTCCATGCGGCGTTATACCGCACCGCTATGGTTATCGGCCCTGTATTGGGCGCGTCGGATTGGAACGCGAGAGTGACATCGAAGTCGCTGGCCGCCCAGCCGATCGCGTCATTCTGAATGACATCGGCGCCGCTGCCGGGATTCAAACACCGGAGCAATTTTGTTGTATCCCACGAGAAACCCGGCTGCTGCACAGTCCAGTGGCTCGGGGTGCCGTAACTTGCCGTCCAGCCGGCAGGGAACGCGCCAATCGCGTTGCCTTCAAAATCGTCCGACACGCCCAGCGTTCCTGCAGTTCCTACCGGCAGCGCTTCGGCCTTCACCTTGACTGCGCTCTGCGCGCGCCGCTTCCCGAAGAAGTCCCACAGTCGATCGAGCACTTGGTGCTCCCAGGCGTAGGTGTTCATGTAGTCGCTCTGCACCTGGAGTTGACTTGCTCCCGGCCGCACCGAGCCTTTCTGCACCTTCGTCCCGTTGGCTCCCTCAACGGTGATCGACGGGTAGTACTGCTCCCATGTTGGCGAGTCCGCGCGTTCGAGGATCAGGCCGGCAGCCGACAAATCAAGCACCGATCCAAGCCCGGCATCGCGGCGCTGAAAGTTGAAAGTCACCATCGGCGTCGCCGTATTCCCGGTGAATTGGGAAGAGAGCGTGCAGTTCGAGATCATCGCGAGCTCGGTGAGTGCGTCGGCCACGCTCTTGCCCTCGAAATCCGCGTAGCGCACGATGTCGTCGCTGAAGGCGGGGACGTTAACGACAGACGCCTGCACGGCGCTCCCGCACGCGAGGAACAACAGAGCCGCGAGTTGGGCTACGGTCTTGTCACGGAAATACGGGGTCGCCATGATCGCTCCGTCCGACGGGTACAAGTCTTGTTCGATCGCGCTCGCGAGCCAAACCTGGTGATCCGTAAGTGCGGGGTCCGAGGTTTTGGGTCCGGCAAACTGCACCACCACCTCTTGAGTGGCAGCGACGTAGATGCCTCCAACCCAACCGAAACCCTCGCGGACGATCGGACCGTTGGCGGCCGTCAGATTCAGTACATCGCCCTGGTCGGTTAAAGTCTGGCCGGCGATGCCAAGCGTAGCGATTGACGGCCCCAGTGATTCCAGCAGGTTCGGGTAGTTCGACTTTCGGATGTTGTAAACCATGGGACTGACATCCGGTGTCCCGCTCGCGAAGTTGAGCCTCTGGCCGATGTTCGAGGTGATCGGGCCGAAGGCGACGCCGGCCGAGTCGAACACGTAGTAACCGTTCCACTGATTCGTGGCCCAGCTCTTGCTCGCATCGTTGAGGTAGCCAGCGCCGCTTGTCACCGCGCCGCCGCTCTGCCAGTCGTATCGCGTTGCGAAGATCATCGGCCGGATCGTGTAGGAGCCGACGGGTGGCGGCGTGGTCGGAGTCCCGCCCCAGTTCGGCGGAGGTTTGATCGGATTGTTGATGGTGAGGCCGTCACGCCCCTGGCCCGTGCCCATGCCATAGAGCCCAATGATGGTCCAGATCGTGTTGTTACCGTCGATCAGGCAGCAGTTCACCACGTCCTCTGCATACCAGACCTTTGTCGTGTCCTTCAGATACCAGTTACTCCCCGAGGTGCCGCACGAGGTGGCGATGCCGAAGTCTGAGAATCTCGGCGTCGGCCGACGCACGGTCTCCGCGCTCCATTGTTCGAGCCGGTGCAGGGGACCGAGAGAGGTGAACGAAACGGTTTTCACCTTGCGATCAAACGAGACGCTCTTCACGTCCACATCGCCTTGGAAGACGAGCGAGCCGGCAACGAACACATTCACGTAGAGGCAGAGTGGGAACCTCGCCGTTGGATTGAGAGTACTGGAAGTGAAGGCGGTGGAATCCCACCAGCCATCGTCATTGCGGGCCGAGAGCACGATGTCGCCGGTCTCGAATTCTGCGAGGTTCTGCTCGATCTGCGAGGTGAGGTTCGGGAGTTGTTCGGTGATGATGTCGTGCAGGCTGCCACTGGTGAGGATGTATTGAATCACGACCGGCGTGCCGCCGAAAGACGGCACCCAGAGGTCCACGCGGACGGCCATGATTACCAGTCCGCTGCGGCCACGCCGCCCATTGAGGAGTACACGGCTGCCGTCTCGAACTCAAGCTGCAGACCGAGCGAGACGTTCTTTCCGCTGGGCACTGCGTAGTTCACGGAGCCGAAGAGATTGACCTTGCGCCAATTGGACCCGTCAAGAGTGAGTTCGAGGTAGTTCCCGACGGTGATGATGTCTGAGAGCACGCTGTCGAGGTCGACCACGATCGGGCTCGTGCCAGCCAGGCCCCGGATGTAGTCGGATTGCTGCTCGAAGGCGACGGTCAAGTGCTTGCGGAAACCGGCATAGACGTTGTCCTTCGACCAGTCAAGTGCCTCACGCTCACCAACAAGCACCGGCTCATAGCTCGGGGGCCCGCACTTCACGGGCTGGTTGACAGCGCCGGTCGAGGCGGTGTTCGGACATGTCCAGGTATGCAGGACCGTTCCTGCGGCGTTCTTTGACCTGATCCCGAGCGTGTAGCTCCAGAGGATGATGTTCGTCATCGCGGCCGCCTCGTGCCCACCACGACGGCCCCACGACCCACAAGCGTGCGGTCGTAGGCGCGACCAGCCGGCCGCAAGGCACGCTGCGCAGATCTGAGCGCGTCGGTCGTATCAAGGGCGTTCACGTTGACCACCGTGGTGGCTGGTGCGTTCGTGGTGACGGTGGTCGTGCTCATTGAGGTAGGCGGCGGAGTGGCCGGAGCTCCCGCTCCAGTGACGCGGATCGGCGGGCCGAATGCCCCCCCGGCCGCACTCCCCGCTCCACCCGTGGCGCCCCCGGGTTCGGTCGCGTAAATGTTCGCAACCTGCATCATGCCAGCGGCGTAGATAAGAGCTGCGAGAATCGGCCCGATGTAGGGACCCGCAGTCAAAGCTTTCGTGGCGGCCTCGTAGGTGTTGATGAGGGCTTGCGCGGCTGCCAGTTCCTTACTCCGAGGGAACGCTGCCATGAGCATGCCGACAGTGCCTTGAATCGCGGCCTCCTGAAGAGCCCTCTTCTGGGCAGCAACTTTTTGTGCGAGTTCGACCTCGGCCTGCTCCACGTCTGCGACTTTGAAGTAGTAATCCTTGACCGCTCGGAAATTTGCAGCGAGCGCGTCCTTCTCCGCCTGGGTGTGCTTCTCTCGGAGATCGCGGACCTTGCCGTAGTACTTCTGGAGCGCCGCTATCTGCGCAAAGAGTTGGTCATTGAAAATCTTCGCGGCGTCCAACTCGCCACCGGCCACAATAGCCATCGCACCCCCGCCCATCGGATGCGCGGTGACTTTGCCCGGTGCCGCAGGACCAACGGTGCCCGCCTTCGCCTTCTCGACATCGGCCGCCCATTTGTTCCAGCGCGCCCAACTTGTCTCCTGGAACTTCTTTTCCTCGATGGCGAACTGCTCCATCGCGGCCTTCATACTGGCGACGGGGTGCTTGATGTCGAAATTGTCGATCAGGATCCCCATACCGGTGAATGCGAGTTTGACCTGATCCCACATATCGACGACGCGCAGGCCGATCGCGCTGAAGAAGTAGCCGATATCCTTCAATCGGTCGATCAGCCAAACGAACGCCGTGGCGAGCGGGCCGCCGATGCTCTTCCAAAGATCATCGATCCCGGCCCTGAACGAATCCACCCTCTGCTTGTTGTCCTTGAGCTCCGCGGCGCTACCACCCATGGTCTTCCGCAGTTCATCAAGGGCCCCCTGCGCCGTGGTGGCCGTCGTACCGAGCAACTTGTGAGCTTGAATCACTCCGCGATCGGAACCGCCGATGAGCGTCTGCACCACGGAGAGCGCCTGTCCGTACTCCATCCCAACCTTGGCCGAGATGTCGGCTGCGAGGGTGGCACCCGAGAGCGCTTCCTTGTAGTCCTTGGTGAGGGGGATCAGATCCCGGACGGCGCGCAGGATCACATCATCGTCAAACCCCTTCGCCTGCAGGGCGTCCCCGAGAGCCTGGGCGGCCTTCGCTGCTGCGGGCCCGTCTTGCCCGAACTGCTTCGCCATGTTCGAGAGTTGCGAGAGTGCCCGCGCCTGCTCCATTGCGGCTTTCGCGCCTTCGATAAGGGCGGCGATGAGTTTGTACGCGCCGAACGCCGACACGAGTGCGAGGCCAGCGGAGGCGGCGGCCTCCTTCAGCCGGCCGAAGATGCCTGTGGTCTTCTCGGTCTCAGCTCCCAGGCGCTTCATCGCCTGTTCGCTCTGCACAATTCCAGCGTCGCCGCTGGTCGTGTTGATCCGCAGGCCGATTTCGTAGTTCTGATCAGCCATCAGTTCACCTGCATCCCCATGCCGGCGCAGAGATTCGAGAGCTCACGTTTCTCATCGTCATCCAGCGGATCGGCGCCCTCCGGAAGGTGCGCGTTCTCCGCATTGAGCCCGCGCACTGCGGCGAGCAATTCCCGGTAGGGCATGGCCCACACGTCCTCGATCCGGTAGTGCATCTCGCGGGCGAAGACCAGCACGAGGCGGTCGATACCGCGCTTCGTGCCGGTGCCCCCCGAGAGATCGAGCGAGCCGAGCATCGCGTCGAGATCGTTGACTTCACCCCATGCGCGGAACGCCTTGTAGACCTGATCGTCGGAACACCTTCGGAAATCCCTGTCACGCAGCGGTTCGGAAACGATGAGCGGGACCAGCGGACGAAGGACGCGGGCGGGTGTCTGCTGAACGAGCAGTTCGATCCCGCCCCGGTCCTTCAGTGTGTCCCCCAGCCGCTTCGATTGCTCGAGGTACAGGGCGAAGCGCATCGTGCTCATCGGGCCGACGGCATACCAGTGGCCTCCGAGCACGAGGCGCCCAATCCTGCGACCCCCGAGCTTTACGTCGCGGCGCTTGCGGATGAACTCGCGATAACTCACGTGGTGGAGTCGACGATCTTTCCGATGCGCCCGGTGACACCCTTGCTGTAGGTGACCGAGGTGTCGAGCAGGAAATCGATCTCGATCGGGATCACGGTTTCATCGCCACGCTTGAACGCCTGGCTGATTGCGGCCTTCATCAAGCCGCGCCAGAAGGTGTACACGCGCTTAATGTAGTTGGCCGTCGCATCCTCGGTGTAGCCCGGGATCATCGACTGCCCTTCGACCGTGAGCAGGACCTGCCAATACTGCATGGCACTCGGCTCATCGATCGCCCAGGTCGCCGTGTGGCCCGGCGTGGTCAGCACGGTCACGTCGCCGGTGGTGGCAGTGGGGTCGCTGCCCATCGCCATCGCCAGCTTGCGGAGCGCCGCCTCGACCATCGACGCCTTGAGCGAGGCGTGCGATTTCTGATGGTAGGCGTCGATCCCCCACGTGCAGTTATCGACCTCCACCAGCTTCGTGTCGTGACCGAGCGTGAGCTGCACGTCCCGCAGCCAACCGCCGTCGAGCAGCGTCGCGGAGCCGCCGGCCGTCACCCACTTCCCGATTTGGAGCCGCGCCAGAGCTCCCTTCATCAGGTCCAACGAGTTCGCACCAGTGATGCCAGGCATGGGTTACTCCTTCTCGGCCGCGGGTGCGGCCTTGGTCTTCGTCTCGACGAGCACACCGCGCTCGACGAGGTTGTCGATCTTCCGTTGCGTGTCGGGATCGGCGTCGGCGTACTGTTCGTCGGTGATCGTGTCGTGATGCCGGAACTCGCGGTGCCCGGAAGGATGCTCCGGGGTGGCGAGCGCGGCATCGGGCCCCAAGTAGAACGTCATGCCCGCAGCCATCTCCGGGCCTTCCACTTTGAACATCACGCCTCCCTTGCGTAGCGAATGACGATGGGATAGACCAGTAGGGCATCCTTCTCGCCGACGAACGGGGTCGATTCACCGTCCGCACGAATCGTGACGTGCACGCGATCGAACAGGCCGGCGCCCATTAGCCCATCGAGCGTCTCTTCCAGTTTGAGGATCTCTTCTTGGAGCTTTGTGGCTGTGCCCGCAGTCGGTTTGATAACGCCCGTTAGGACGAACTTGGATTCGGCGACTTCGTCGTGGTCGCCGAATAGCGTCCGCGGGCCGCGCTCGACGTAGACGAGCGGCGTTGCCTCGGCTGGGATCTTCTCCGGATCGATGTTGAGGTCGGCCGTTGCCTTGCAGTTGACGTTGAACGCGGCTAGCAGGAGGTCGGTGGTCGCGATGACGACCGTAGCCATCACGCGGCTGCCGGCGTTGCTCATGGCTGCACCAGTTGGGAAAGTATCCTGTCAACGTGCCGGTGGAGCCGCCCGCGCACGGTCATCACAGCACCGCGCCACCAGTAGCGCGCCGGGAGCGTGACCTGGGTCTTGAGCACGTACCACGCCTCGAGGCGCGAGCCTTTGCCGCTGCCCACACGCTTGACGAGCAGCGCTGTGCCGCCTTTCGACCGGATGAAGAAGAGGCCGGTATCCGGGGCGCTGCGGAGCGATTGCCCGGCGTACCGATCTACGCCGCGGTAACTGCCGCCCTTGAATGCCGGGATCAGCGGGATGCGCAAGTACTTCTTCGTCTTCGGGCGGATCGTCGCGCCTCTGTCCTGAACCGCCGCGATCACTGCCAGCGGGTTTCCTTTCGGTAGGCCGGTCTCGACGCCCGTCGGCAAGTCGCGGATTCCGGCGGTGAGGGTGTTGATCACATACCTCCGCAGTCGGCCGGTGCGCACATGCACCAGGTCGTTGCTCAGATTGCTGCCCGCTTCCCGGATCACATCGAGCGCGACATTCCTGCCCAGTAGGCGCATCGCGCGGGGCAGGTTCGTGACGCGCGCCGCCCGGAACATGGCGATCGCCTGGGTGATCGAGATGACTTCGGCCATCAGTAGTGCTGCCTGTGGTGGTAGAGGGCGTCCATGATGAACTGGTAATCTTTTGAGTTGCGGACCAACTGCTGCACGTTCTCAGGGCCGAGAACCTTGCTCCCCAATCCGATCATTTGTTCCTCGATCGGGAAAAGCGCGACGGCCATGCACAGCGCCTCGATCAGGTCCTCAAGCTCGGCGGCACTCTCCGCGAATCCGGTGACTGCCGTCAGCAGGATGTTGCCGTAACCCACGGGCCACGACTGGTAGCGAGCGATGAGGCAATGACCATCCGGGCGGAGGAACGCATTCTGCCTCGCGTCCGCATCCGCACCCTGCAGGGTCGTCCAGGCTACGGTGTCGACCGTGAGGCTGGTGACGCTCGTGATCGGCCAGAACGACGGGTACAGCAGGTTACTACCGTTCCCGGACAGGCGCATGGTGCGCGTCGCCGTGGCGAGATCACAGCCGATCTTCCATTTCGCCCACGCGAGTACGGCCTTGATGTAGTTACCAACGCGCGCCGCCACGTCCGTGTCGTCGATCGGCGTGTTCTGCTGGAACGCGCAGAAGCGCGCGAACGTGAGTAGCTCAGCCACTGGGCCGCTCGAACTTGTGAATGCTGATGAGTTGGTCGACCATCTCCGGCGGCGTCCAGCACAGGCGGCCATCGAACGTGCAGCCGGATGCTGCAGTCACGCCAGGTGGCGCAACCAGCGGAACGAGTCCTGCGTGGACCCTGGTGCCCGCCTTGATCTCTTCGGTGGGCGGGACCCGCTCAGGTTCCTTGCCCTTTTTCTTGTACTGCGCCATGAGTCCTCCAAAGCAACGGAGGGGCCTCGCGGCCCCTCCGTCATCACACTGCAACTCGCCTTACTAGGCGATGTTGATGTTGCCGATCGCGCCGAAACAGAACGGCGCGTAGACCTTGACGGCCTCCTGCATGTAGGCGCCGTGCCAGAAGGTGCGAGTGATCGGCGCCCAGTCCACCCGCCACAGGCCGCCGAAGCTCTGCACTTCGACGCTGCGCTGCGAGGGGGTCCCCGGAATCGGGTAGTTCATGCGCCCGGCGAAAACCAGAGAGTCGGGCAGGTTGGGGTTCACGACGATGTCGACGATGTCCCCGGTATACGGGTTGACCACGGCCGCGACCCGGCCACCGAGCACGATGCCGGCTCGCAGTTGCTCCGGGCTGACGACGAACATGGTCCGCGGGTTGGAAGAACTGAAGGCGAGGATCTCGAGCGCCTTGTAGGTGTTCCCGCTCATGTGCAGCGCTTCGGGCGTGATCCCGTAGGTGTTGAACATGGACGCGAACAGGTCGCAGAACTGATCGACGCGCCCGTTGGTCATGGTGAGCGCCGCGTTGTCCATCGTCTTCCAGTAGGCGCCTGCGTCGTTCATCGCCTGGTAGAAGACGCCGCTCGGGGCGGTCGCTTCCTTCGAGTAGTCGGTGCCGACGGTGAGCGCGCTGATGGCCTGCTCGGTGCCCGCGGCGTCCGAATACTGCACGAACTTGTTGACGAAGGTGATCCCCAAGAGGTAGCGAGTGGCGTCGCCGGGGTCTGTGGTGGCCGAATACGAGATGTACCAGGCGTATGCCACGGCGCCCTTCTTGGCGGTAACGCTCCAGGTGATCTTCTGGTTGGTGGTCGCAGCCACTGCGGTGCATGCGGCTGAAGCCTTGGAGATCCCGCCGTTCACGTTGTAGCTCTCTCCGGCTGGCGAGGTGACAGCCTGTACCTTCGTGAGGCCAGCCGTCAGTGCAGCGGCAGTGTTCGTGGTCGAGCACAGCGCGAGCTGGTCGACGGTGAGGCACACGACCTTGCAGTAGAAGTTACCGGCGGTCAACGCCACGCCGCCAGAGGCAGCCACGCCTGTCGGCGTTGCCGGCACATCGAGCGCCAGGGTGTTGTTCGCGCCGAACAGAATCCGCTCTTCCTTCGCGGCGAACGCCTGCATCAGGTTCGCGATGCACAGGTCGACGATCCCGGCCTGTGAACCGCCGAACAGCGAAGCACCCTCGCTCTCCGCCTCCTGGGTGTAGGAGTCCTCGACACCGATCGTCGCGTAGGCCGCGGTCCCGGCGCCTTTGCTCTCCTGAATCGCACCGGCGCGCTTGCCTTCCGGCACGTACCCCAGGAGCTTGTTGCTGTCGATGCCGGTCAGCGTGATCCACGAGACGGCGTTGCCCTGCGCATCGGTGCGCCGGAAAACGCGGTCGCGGAACCACGTGAAGACGATCGGCACCAGGTTGACGTAGCCCTGCTCGAGGTTCGCGATGTTGAACCCCGTGCTGACCGTGATGCTCTTGCGAAGATCGTCCATGGCCTTGCGCAGGGGATCTCCCTGCAGGCCGGAGACCTTCAGAATCGCCTCACGGATGCCTTGCTGAATGGCTTGCATGTTCGTTTTCTCCTTGCCCGCTGCCAGTTACGGCATGCGGGTCAGTTTGGCCAGCAACCCGGCATGCTCCTGCTGGAGATTGCTGCGGCGGCCACGGTTGTGCTCGGCGTCGATCGCCTTGCGCAGTCCGTCTACCCGGTCCTCGATGGCCTTGCGGGCGCTGGCTTTGTTGTCGGCTGCCGAATCCACCTTGCAGCCGGTATCAGGGGCGCTCGCCGGATCGGTGTCAGGTACCACCGGCACGACGGGCGCAGGGGGCGTGGCCTTCTGCACGGAATCGTCCGCCGCCTTCGCCTTGCGTAGGGCCTCGAACTCGCCCTTCACCTGTGCGAAGCCCTTGGTGACGATCTCCTGCAGTGCAGTCACAGCCTTGAGAGCCGGGGTGTCCGGCTCGGTGATGACTTTCTGCACGGCGCCACCGCCATCGGGAGGCGGCACTGGCGGCGTGGGTTCGGGCGGAGAATCCTTGTGCAAGCCGCATTCCGGCTCAGCCTTTGCGAGGGCCGGATCACCCGACGCACTGAGTCCGCCAGCATCGGTGATCTCCTGCCCGACCACCGCCGCGAACTCGCGGAACGTGGCGGCCAGCAGCGCCGGCTTGTCTCCTGCAGTCCAGGCGGAAAGAATGTCCTCGATCGTCCAGCGCAACGTGTCCAGCATGTCGGGCAACTCCTCGGAGAGTTGCTGCTGCGCATAGCGCGCCGCGAACGTGGGCGGGATGTACTCGCCGTCCGGCCCCACGGCCTTTTCGATCGCGTCCTTCGGCCACCCGCGCTTCGCGAGCTCGGCAGGGTCGCCCTTAAACGCTTTGGTGAGGGCCTGCACGAGGCCAGCGCCCTGGTACACCGCACGACCCGGAAAGCACAACGCGACGTGAATGCCCTCATCCACGTCGATGTCCGTGATCTCCGTGATACTTTTCCCGAGAGTCTTATCCCACACGGTGTTCTTGGTGACGCGCTCTGCGCCGATGGAGACTTGCGTCTTCAATTCACCGCTTTCGATGAGGCGGTGCATCCTCATCGCGACCTGGTCTTCGCGGTCGAACGCGAAATCGATGAGCATCTCGCCATTCTCCGTACGCGGCGCATCCACACTCTTGGCGAGGGGGAAGACAACGTCGTGACCCGGCACAAGAAATGCCTTGCCGGCCTTCGCAGCGGCTTCGAACTTGCCCAGCGCCACGTCCGTCATGCGTTCGGTCTGGCGATCGAGTATTGGTCCGGTTGCCAGATACACCAGGTGCGGAACGCCCTTCGCATCCGTGAGGGCCTTGCTGAGAGAACCGTTCCAGAACATTTAGACCTCCGCGGCCCTGCGGTCCTGGCGGATCTGAATCTCCGCCGAATGCAGCAGGCGCAGGGCCTTTTTCGTCCCGTGTTTCCGTTCAAGTTCGTGGGCGAGCTGCGTGTTGATGATTTCAGCCGCCTTCAGCGCAGCGACGCGCCGGAGCAGGTAGTGCACCCACAGTCCTTCCCCGATCGCCGCCAGGGCGAGCAGGATCACGATGGTTGTCATGGAATCAGGCTCCGGGGATCACAGGTATTGCACTGCGTACGCAGTTCGGATGTTCAGTCGGGTTCGCGAGGTAGTCAGCGATCGGCCACACCTGGCCATTCACTGCCTCGCATTCCGCGCAGGAGTTCGGTCCTTCGTCATCGAGGATCTCGACCTCGGCTACATCGAGTGCCTGCCAGTTCTCCGCGGCGCCGCGGTTGTAGGCGGCTGCGAGCTCCGCGTTCGCGATCATGGCCGCTCGCGCCTCGTCGTCGAGGATCGCGTTGAGCGCGGTCTGTAGATCGGATTCGCTCTGCCCGCCGGCGATCGCGTCGCGCAGCGCGGTCTCGATCCGCGAGCGCGTCACGGCGTCGAGCGCCATGTCGGATTCGACGTCCACCCACATGGCCTGCGCCTCATCCCACCGACGCCCGATCAGCATGCCCGCGCGTTGCGATGCGTAGTCCATGCCGCGACTGCCGAGTTGCCCGTAGCCCGTGACCTCGGCGGAATCGTCCACCCCCGCCTCGTGCGCCTGCCACAGGACGCGAACGAGCATGCGCCACTCATCGACCGTCGGCGGTGGCACGCTGGCGCCGGCGAGTGCACTGGCCTTCTCGGCAGTCGAGAAGTGCTTGATCGCGGCCTGCGCGAGGTGCTGGCCTATGTGGCGGACGATCGCGGCAGCCGCCGCCGTGAGATCCGGCAGCACCTTCCCTGCGCGCTCCGAAGTGTTCCACCGCTTGATCGTCTCCCGCAGGTGGGCGGTGGGCGCCTTGAACATCGCCGAACCCATACCCGAGGCGAGACCCTTGCGCAGCACGCCTTGGAGCCAGGCGGGCACTGCATCGGTGCGGAAGTCTTTCGGGGGGCGCCCGGACGCCTCAGCCTTGCGAACGACGGTCTCCCAGCGCCGGAGGTCCTCGCGGATTGCCTTGCCGAGGACCGTAGGCTGGACCCGCTGCCCTTCAGGCACGAAGGGCGCGAGTTGCGGAGGCACGACGCCAGCCGGGGGCGGTGGCGGGACCTTCGGCGGCTCAACGGTGCCGAGCGGATCGAAGGGCTGCGCAGGGAGGCCGATGACGAAGTAATGTTTCTGCGCAACGTCCGCCTCGTCGATGCTGTCGCCTTCCTCGGAGACCATGTCCTCCCAGGCCACTAGACCCGACTTGTACCGATCAAGGCGGCTCTGCCGGCGCGCTGCGGCCAATGCCTCCTGCTCGATCTTCCACTGCAATTGATGCCCGGGGAACCCGCCAGCTGCGAGCATTTCGCCGGCGAGGGTTTGGAGCGCGAAGAGGTGCGGGCGCATCCCGCGCAGTGCCGCCCACGCGGCGAGGGCGTCGGCCGTCGAGTAGTTGACCTGCGAGACCATGGCCGTGGGGTCGACGCCGAAGGCATTGAAGATCGTCCGGATGAGCAACTCTTCGTGTTCCTTGTCGATGCGCGGGGGCGGCGTGGGGAAGTACTTGCTCGCGCCGCCGAGCACTGCTTGCAATCGGGTATCGGCACCCGGCTGCTTCATCCGCTCATCGAGCCATGCCTGATAGTTCTGCAGCTTCTCAAGCGTCTCGATCCCGTCAGGCGCGGGCACCAGACCAGCAGGGGTCCCACCCTTCTGCCACCGATAGAGATCGCGCAGGAGTTTGTGGAAGTTCACCGCGGCTCGCGCCGCTACCTGCTCGGTGGGCGAGAAGCCGCGCACCGAGTAGACGCGCCGGCGCTGCGGGCGGTACCACAGTTGCTGCGTGGTGAAGCGCTTGGGGCCGCCGTTGGAGTTGCTGGTCGATTGCTCGAAAGCGATCCCCGGCGGCTCGGGGATCCGGCCGCCGGGGTCGAGCTTAGGCGTGATGGTGGCGCCATCGATCACCTCGAGGCGCACCAGTCGCCCGCCTTGGTAGTAGGGGAACAGGCAGAGGTTGTCGCAGACCAGGATCTCCTCGATCGCCATCGCAGCCCAAGCGTCCCAGTCGAGTTTGCCGTCCGGCTTGAGGAGTAGTGTGTCGGCTTTCGGATCGGGATCGCTGCCGTCATCGACCGAGAGCGACCAATCCATGCCCTTGATCGTGCCGACGATCGCTTCGATGGCCAGACGCAGGAGATCCGCGTTGTCCGCAAGCAGCCGCAGATCACGGAAAGGCAGGCGATTCCACTCGCCCCCGCCACCGAACGCCACCTCGCGAGCATCCGCGATCTCGCGGTAATCGCGCGATGCGAGCGACGGGGGGAAAGCCTTGGCAAGGGCTCCGAAGGTGGCGAGGGTCTCGGGTCGGACATTCGGCGCCACTTCGGGCGCAAGGACAATCGCGGTCTGGACCGGGGCCGGGGTCGTTCGCGTGAAGAGACGATCGAGCAGGCTCATGCGTGGGTTTCCTTCGGTTGGGCTTTGGCCGGTGTCAACTGCGTCCACCAGGGGCGCGGCGCGGTGGCGGCGTACCAGGCGAGGGCCATAGCGGCGATCGTGTCCGGCAGGTGGCCATTGCCACCGTAGACATCATCGACGCTGGCGAGGCGGTGCTCGGTCTCCATGCAGTGGATGTAGGGCGAGACGATGTCGCCGCGTTCAACCGCCGCGATGTAGTTGGTGAGCAGGTCCGAGCGATCGCGCCCCACCATGATGAACGGCTCGACGTGCGCCTGGAGGTAGTCAGCGACGACATCGCCGACGCCCGTGGCATCGTGCGCGGCCGTGCCGCCGTACCGCCTCATGCGTTCATCGAGGACGGCCACCATCGCCGGCCAGGGTTCGCGACCCAAACGCTCAAAGGCCACGACCCTCGCGGGTTTGCAATCGGTGCGGAGCGTCGAGATGATCGTCCAGTCCTGCTTCTTGGCCCAGTCTGCCCCGGTGGAGTACTTGGCCTCGGGGTCGGGCGGCTCGATCTCCACGGGTTTCCGTGGGGCGCCTTCGAACTCGCCTCGGTCGCGGTCGAACATCGCCTTGACCTTGTCCGGATTGATGGCTCGCGACTCAGGCGACGGTTCCTGAAGGTCGTACTCGGACAGCCACATCGCATCGGTGACCTCGAGGCGCTTACGGTCCACCTCGCTCTGTGCAAGCCACCCGTGCGGCTCGAGCGTCTCGCGCCAACACCACTCGTACACCGGCCAGCCGCGGGCGCCAGCCCGGGTGAGCACCTCGGTCATCGGGCCGTCGGCATATTGGTGCGTCGAACTCAGCACGGTCTGCGCTTGAATCCCGCTTCTGGCCATCGGCTGGCCGAGTGCGGCGTCCAGGATCGCGAGTTTCATCTCGTCGATCTCGTCGCAGCGGAGACGTTGCTCGTGAGGGCCGCGCACCGACCTGGTCGAAGCCATCAACGCGCGGATGAAGTTGCCGGAGACGAAGTGTGTCTCGCGTTTTGAGGGATCATCACGCAGCAAGTAGCGTGGCGCGCTGTCCAATGCCCACCATTGCAGCATGTACGCATGGACGCGCGTGGCCTGCTCGCCCGAACCCCCGAGCACGTTGACATCCGCACCCAGCAACGCCGCCTCGGTGAGACCCAGCATTGCGAGCAAGAACGTCTTGCCCCCGAATCCGCGGCTCGCCTTCCAGACGGTCACAGGCGACCGGGCGAAGAACGCATCGGAGAACGCCCGCCAGGGCGTCGCGTGATTCGGGCAGACCTGAAGGTCGGGGATCCGCACGCCCCACAGGCGCAGCACGGCCTCCCGCAACTCGTCATCGGTCTGGGGGCGCTGCAGAGGTCCGCTACTGCAAGAGCGGAACCGCTGCGCCAAACCCAACGCCGACCGTTCGAGCAAGGTCTTGCCCGATTGCATCGAGGGTTGCGGGGTCGCTGACATGCTTTCTGACTGCTGCCTCCAACATCGCCATGAGGGTTTCGGCCTGCTTCGCCGTCAGAACCTGCTGCTGCTCAACTGCGTGCTGGCGCTCGGATTCCACGATGCGCACGCGGTTATTGACGATCGAGACGATCTCCGTCCACTGCGCATATTCGGAGGCGCCAGAGTGGATCGCCGAGTCGAGCGCAGTAAGCGCCGTGGCCATCTTCTCGGTGTTGTTCTCTGCGATCGCCCTGCGGAGCGCCCGGAATGCGTAGGTGAGCTCGCGCCAGGTTGCGCCGCTCTCCCGTGAGCCAAGCTTCGCGAGCAACTGATCGCGCCGCTTTCTGAAAAGGGCGATATCGTCGAGAAGTTCCAGCAGGTCGGGATCGTCGCGGCCTGCGAAGAGGCGCGCACGTGCTCGTGGCGAGAGGACATCGCGCACGATGCGAGTGTGCTTCGAGTTCTTCCCATGCTTCCAATGCGGACTGGCGGGGCCGGAAGGAGTATCGCCGCCGTGGTATTTGCAGGGGCCGGTGCGCTTGTGATCCTTCGTCCCCGCGCCTGGGCTGAGATCACATAAGTGCTTGTCCGGTGCTCTGGTGATGCAGTCGCAGTAGCGGCCCTGCGGGTCAGGTGTGAAGCGTGGCGGGCGGACCTTCGGGGGGCGAGGCCTCTCTACCCTCCCGGCTGCTGACGGCTGGAGGGCGGTGGGCTCAGTCATTCAAACACGAAGGCCCGGGATCACCGGGCCTGCTCAGACTTCGGCTACTTCGGTTAGCAATCTAAGGCATGACTAGGGCGGTTGTCAAGTGCCCTCGTTTCTGGCAGCACGTCTCTCTACGCTCCAGATTCGCCCCGTAGGTGTCTCTCTCTCGACCTGGAGCAGTTCGTCGGGTTCGATGCCGTACTTGGCCATGAAAGCCTCGATGATCTCCTCGCGCTGGGCCATGACCTTGTGGTAAGCGTCTCTGGCAATCGTCACCCTCTGATCCAGCGGCAGCGAATGCGTTGCGGCAGCACGGGCGGTCTCTACTTGAGACGAAAGATGCGCCAGTTCGCCACCAGCGGGTAGGGGGGTGATCCCTTTGTTGTCCCACAGCCACAACAGCGCCTTCCGCGTCTCGTCTCGTTCCTGCCGGTACGCGGTAAAGCGCCTGCGAAGTTCCTCGAATAGAGCCCGCAACTCCGCATCGTTAGATTCTCGTTCGCTCATCTCCTCACCTCACTCCCGGTCGGTCGGTCAGAATGCTGGGCGGTGGCATTGTACCCTCAATCCATTCCCTGAACGCCGCGCCGTGCTCGGGATGATGCCAGCAGGCAGACAGTTCTACGACGATCAAGCACCACTGGCGAGTGAACGCGGGCCAGCCCTGCGCACGGCGCGCCCAGGCGTCGGCCATCCGATCGTTCCACGCGAACCAAAGAACCGCCCGCCGCAACGCGGGATGCTCACGCAACAGGCTCGGCACGCCCCCCCGGCTCGGAAGTGCGATCCCCGGCTGCCAGGTATCGCGCAGCCAGTTCGCCGCCTCTTGCGCCCAGAGCACGTGTTCCACTAGCGGGCAACGCGCGAGTTTCTGAGCAACCGTGCATGCGGCGTCCTGGCGTCCCGTGCTCCCGCGCGTGGGGGAGAGTTGCGAGCCGACGCCGGGTGAGGAGGAAGCATACTTGCGCAAGAGTCGCCAGCAGAGGGAGTCGGGGATGAGGTTCACGATTTGTTCCATGAGATACGCCTCCCCGGCAGTAGTCAGCACTATCCCCTCCGCATTCCCTGTTGCCACGCTGCACGCCCCTTTTCTGAGTTGCCTCCGACCAGCAGCGATGCCGCGTTGCCGATCGGGTGCCAACCCTGAGCGATCGCGAGCTGCACGAGGCGGTCGAGCTCGCGTTGGCTCGGAGCCGTGATGGTCTGAACGCGGATGGTCATCGTTCGTCCTTCGGACCAAAAATCGCCAACTCCAACATGGCCAACCGCTCCTCGATATACGGCCGTTGCTGCCGACAGACTTCTTCACAGACGTTCTTCGCGTTTTCGAGGTCACTCGAGCCGCCGCAATACCAACGGTTTCCGTTTTGTATAAACTCCTCAGCGTTGGAAATGCCATTGGGGAGAAGATTCCCGTCCACGTAGAAGGCTTGATAGAACGGTTGCGAGCCGAGATCACCTCCCATCTTGACGATCACGAATTTCGCATCCTTGGAAGGTGACAATGCCGCGGACCGATCCTGCGTCATGATCTGTTTGTTGACTTGCGGGGCGTCGTAGGTATCGGGCTCGGTTTGCGTCCAGATCAGCGCCATGTTCACTCCTTCGGCTTCCGCCAGATCGCCATGTCGTGCACCTCCGTGACCTCCAGGCGCAGTACATCCAGATCGGCCTTCACTCCCGGCCAGTTGTAGTCGTGGAAGACTACGGCACCCCCGACCTTGACCTTTGGTTTGAGGCGGAGGAAGACCTTCAAAGTCTCGCCCTCGGCGTGGTCGCCGTCGAGGAAGACCAGATCCAAACTCTCGTCCGGGACCTTGCCGATCGCATCGGCAAAGCTCCTGCGGATCGGGACCACGGTTCGTCCAAGCACACCCAGTTTCGCCAGGTTCTCGAGGAAGTCCGGGTAGACGCCATCGAGATCCACAGTGGCATCGTGGTGGAACGTCGCTCGCTCATCGGGTGATCCCTCGAAATGGTCGACCGCATAGAGGCGGATCCCACGGTCGGAAGCGGTGGCAGCCATCCCCAGGAGGGCCGTGGATCGCCCTTTCCATGAGCCGAGCTCCAGGATCGTGCCACCCTTTGGCAGGAACCCCACCTCCTCGACCAGTACCGCGGCCTGCTCGTCCGTCAGCCAGCCTTGAATGAGTTTCCAGTCGTCGGTGATCTCGATGTGGTCGTGCTCGCGCTTCTGGAACCAACGCGCGATGTCCCCGGTCCAGCCCTTGACGCCGTAGTGGGTGAGCACGATGCTCGGATCGAGCCAGACACGCCCACCGATCGCTTTCCATAGTCTGCAAAAGCCATAATCCTCGCCCACCAACTCTCCGCCCTCGACGATCGTGTTGAACAGACCATAGAGATGACGGCCAATGATCTTCTGGTCACTGGTCTTCCCGCACTTCAATTCCGGGTATGCCGCGAACATTCGCTCGAATACGCTGCGGTGCAACATCGCGAAGCCAACATTGCCGTAGAGCAGTTCCACGCAGCCGCAGTGATGACAAATAGTCATCTGCTGTTGAACATCAGGCGGGAACATCACGGCATATTCTTCGTTGTCGGTCTTCTTCCGGTAGGCGCCGCAGACCCAGTCCTTTTGTACCTCGAGCATCCGCTCCACACTGTCGGGATAGAACCTCAAATCGTCGTCGACGCACAGCATGTGACTGCAGTTCGAATCCATGAACCAGCTCGCCAGAACGTTGCGCGCCCGCATCACGATCGAGTCGTGCGGGTCGATTCTAAGCTCGGCATGGAGACCCTTCGCATCGAGCACGGTCATCGTCTTGAGGACCGAGATCATGGTCTCGTTCCGTGGACTGCCGGTCATGCAGGGCATGGCGATGAACAGCCCGGTGAACTTGTGGCCGCCGGGTTCGAGAGACGTGTGAGCGAGGTTGACGCTCACTCGGCCTCCTTCGCGGCAGCACGAGCGGCGGCAATCGTCACGCGGTCCACCTGAACCGTGATGTAGTCCATGCGCGGGTCATCGTGTTCCACGCCCCATGCCATTACCTCCCTCAGTGCCGTCTCCAGTTCCTTCGCGCGGGCGCGTGCGTCGAGGAGATCACGCAGGGACCGGCACCGGAAGCACTCGCACGCGGCCGGGTGCCTGCTCAGGAGTTGCAGCGCCACTTCGGTCAGCACTCGCTCGGTCATAACTTCATCCCCTTCAACGCTCTGCGCTGCGACTCCAGCCACAATCGGAACAGCCGCCACTCCCGCTCGCGCTTGAGTTCGTCGAAGTGCGCGACTCCGACAACGAGCAGCACGAGCACCACGACGATCAGGAACTGCACGCCACCGGGCCGGCGGTTGAACCAGGTGACCGCCTGCACACCCAGCCCAGCGAGCCAGTGACCGAGGCGCTCAAGCATCGCGGCCCTTCTTCGGAGCAGCATCCGTAAACCAGCGACTCCACTGTTCGGGTTCAATCCTTTGGAGCATGTGCTGCACGACGAAGCCCTGGAGGACGTGAATGGCCGCCATCATCTCGTTGACATTTGCCCGCAAACCCCAGCGCGTGATCGTCCGCATAACCGTCATCAGTGCGTCCATGACTTGACGTTCTTCGGGATCAAGCATTGCGGCCCCCGCGGCGCTTGGGTGGGCGGTAGACCGACAGGCCAGTGATGAGCGCGGCGATCAGGAGCAGAAAGAGCCAGGCTGGCACCGTTCACTTCCCCAGGTCCGCCGCATGTCCGGCGGGCGCTCGGCTCGTCACTGCCGACTGCCAGTGGTGCTTCACGTGCGGCTCCCAGCAGTCGTTGCAGATCAGGGTCGGACAGAGGTTGCACTGCATGGTCGCCGGCGCCTTCCGGCAGGCGGCGCACTTGATCGTCGGGTTCGTGCCGCGCAGTTTCGTGCAGGTCGCCGGCGGATCGGCTTTCGGCTTCTGCGGCATGGCTGTCTTCGGTTTGAGCCAGGTCGGCGGGTCGATCAGCAGTTCGTCCTCAAGGCCGTACTGGAACCTGCAGGCCTCAGCCGGGTGCTTGTCGGTGACGTCGAGCCCCTGCGCCACGGTCGTGAAGAATAGGCGAGTGGACTCCTTGCCGACGGAATAAACCGCTCGGCCATCTTTCGATGCTCGCACGCGCAACTTGCCGCCGTGCAGATCGAGCTTCGCTTTGTCGCGAGGCTTTAGGCCCAGACGCTTCGCAACGCCCGCTGCGAGGTTCACCGCGATCTCGAGGTGCCCACAACTGCTTCGGCAGGAGATCGTGACATCGGTGGACTTCTGTGGCGGGGGCAGCGCGGGCTTGGCGCGCGGCGGTTTCTTGGCCAGCGGCTCGAGCGTGATGCGCGGAGGCGCAGTCTCGGGTTTGTGAAGAAGACCGCTCTCGGGCAGGCCAAGGCCATCGGCGAGCCTCCACTCCTCTGCGAGTGCTTCGGCATAGTCGAGAACGTCATCGAGCAGCTTGTGCGCAATGCGGCGCAGCATCTGGCTCTCAAGCGCCATGGTCATGGGGGGCACCTCCCGGGCGCTGCGCGAGGATGGACAGCGCCAGATCCCAGTCCTTGAACCTCCACAGGTAGGCTTCCTGGCCGCACACGAGCAGCGTGGCGTACCAGTGGAGCTGCTCTTCGGTGAACGCACGCTCGTCGTTCTTGAGCTCAGCGAAGATCGTCCGCCGCTGGCGTAGGTGGCACATCACGAGATCGAGGAAACCCGCAGGCGAGTGACGGCTGTCGTGCGTAAAATAGATCGGGTCCCAGCCCATTCGCTTCGCCGCGTTGACGAACTGCGCTTGGAAGTCAGCCTCGTCGGCGAAGAAGGGGAGGCGATCGAAGACCACGGCGTTGCGCCTCATACCATCACCCTCGGGAACAGCCGCCGCTCCACCGGCTCCCCCGGCAGCGTCACCGCGCGAATCTTCCGCGCCTTCGCGAAGAGTCGCGTCGCCTGACGCTCAGCGAGCTGGGCCGCGCGCTCCCTCTCGGCTGGCGTCGCTCGGCTCGCGAGTTTGTACCCGTGGCCCGCAGAGATCACTGGCTCCTCACCCTGCAGCAGAATCTCGAGCGCCTCACGCACACGACGCGCGGCGGTCGCCCGCTTCCAACAGAGACCTAGGCTGGCGAAGCTGTGATCGAGCACGCGCTCGGTGAGCTCGTCACGAGTCAACGAGGTGGTGCAGGACCACAGGCCGGATAGTTCGGCCAGCAGGAACAGCGCGACCCAGGCGTTGTCATCAGACCGCTGGTGCATCGGGCGCCTCCTTCCTATCGGCTTCACGGGCTTTCCGCGGGTCCACGGGGTTGCGGGCTTTCTCCCGTTGCGCGCGTCGTTGCACGTCATCTTTGAGCCAAGGTAAGAACCGCGGCCAGGGTGGCGGAGTTTTCTGCGCCATGTGGACCTCGACGTAGTCGCGCCAGCGACCGTGGGGTTTTTCCGCCTCGCCGAAGTCACGCTCGTCCTCCGGGTGCCAGGGGTAGGCGTTGGCCTCCGGCTCAGAGACCTCGGCCGGCGGGTCGCCATCGGGTGGGAGTTCGGGCTCCTCTGGATAGGGTATCGAAGGGGTATCCGCCGTCGTCGCCGCGTCGCCGTCTACGGCTACGGTCTCAGGTGCGGTAGCAGGTGCGGTAGCAGGTGCAGGTGCGGTACGGGGAATTCCTGGAGTCCGGGAAAGGGTATCGGAAGGGTACCGATACCCTTTCGATAGCCATTCAGAGGGGTATGACAGGCCAAGCTCATCAAGGAGACCCCGGGCGATTTGGAGGTGCCCGAGCGCTGCTAGATGGCGGTGCACGGCGACCAGGTGCTTCGAGTTCACCGCTGGCTTGAATGTCGGCTCGAACCGCAGGGCGTTCCGGATGAGGATGTAGCCGGTCTCGAGGCGGACGTAGTCCTGGGTCACAAGCTCATTCAAGTAGCGCTTGAGGTTTTCTTCTGTCACCCGCATCCGCGAGGAGGTCAGCGGCGGGTACCAGCGGAACAGACCCGTGGGTCCGCACTCCTGGGAGAACCGCAGGAAGAACCACAGCCGCTGGGCCTCGGGGGAAAGTGCCTGGAAGTCGGGGTCGTCGAGCAGCCGGCAGTAGGCGGAGCGGTAATCGTCAGAGCTTTGCATGGATCAACCTCGAGAGCGCCATGGCTTCATCTCCCCTGTTGCCAACCGCCTGGATCCTCGAGAACGCTTTGGCCAGCACCTCCAAGTCAAACGACCAAAAACCCGCTCGCCTCAGCGCCCGCAAGAGAGCGGCTTCGGATCTCGGTCGTTCGTCGTACTCGAGTTGGTGACAGCGCTCACAGAGCGTCACTAGCGACTCGTCCGACTGCTCCCAAGGTTCAATGTCCTTCTCGTACCAGCGATGGTGAACGGCGAGCGTCGAAATATCATCGCCACAAAGAGCGCAGGCCCAGCCGTCTCGTTCGAGAATCTCAAGCCGCCTCCTCTGCCATCTGGGATCGCGCAACTTTTTTCCGTATGGTGTAGGACGCTCGATCACCTCTCACCCCTTCCTGTGCTTGTCGCTGTTCGGGCAGGTTGCGAAGTGACTCCGGTATCCCGCGCGCACCTCGTACTCCGGCTGGGGACCATGGCCGACGTCCACCATGCGGCCGGTGGCCACCAGCACCTTCAGCGGCTCGGGATCACACGGCATTGGGCGGCCGGCCTTGGTGACGACCCAGATGATCGGCGCGCCGCACGAGGAGCAGGTGGTCATGATGCGACCTCCACGAAGAGTGGCGCCGTCCCTTCGATCCTGCGGCGCGCCACCTTGACGTACTCCGCGTTCAGGTCAATGCCGATGAAATCCCGCCCGCCGATCTGGGAGAGTGACGTCAGTGCGTGCATTCTCAGGCTCTCACTTCGACGTGGCCGTTTTCCACCCACAGAACGGCGTCCGCTTGAGACCAGAGTTCCTCCTGTTGGGCTATGAAGATGAGCTGCGAGGCGCCCGCCATTCCCCGCGCCTTCCGCAACATCTGCAGGTAACGGTTCGCATTGTCGGGGTCCAACGCTCCGGCGGTTTCGTCCCTCCATAGGGTGCTGTAGTGCCGGCCCGAATGCTTGCCGACGTAGATCGCCAGCGCGAGGCTGATAGCTTCGCTCGCGATCGTCTTCTCGCCGCCCGAGAGGCTGTCCACCGCCCCCTCGCGGCCGCGGTCGTGGTCGATTACCTGGACGTCGAAGACCTCCTTCTGGCTCTTGCCGTCTGCCTTTGGCGCCTGCGTCACGAACCGGAGCTCGAAGCGCGGCCCGAAGCACGAGGTGAGCAGCTCGTTGGTCAGGGCGGAAAGTTCGGGACCAGCCGCATCAATTTCCAAGGCCTGTATCCCGTCGCGGCCGAAGCCGCGCTCGAGCATTCCCCACTCGCCGAGGTCGCCAGCGAGCTTCTCGGCGGCCGCGTGATTCAGCGCCACCCTCTGCCCAAGTTCCGCACGGCGCTTGGCTTCCGCTTCAGCCTGGGCGATCGCTCGCACGAGCCCCTGAAGATCGGCCTGGAGCTCCTCCACCGTTGCCCGCAGCTCCTGTACCTGCCGAGCGACTAGGTCGATCTCGGCCTTGATCCCCGCCGCATCGGTGGCCACCATCCCCTCGAGGTCGAGGGCGAGGGCGGTGCGCTTGGTGGCCAGCGCCTCGATCTGCTCGCGGTACTCCTGCTCACGGGCTGTCAGGGCGATGAGCGTTTCCTCAAGTTGTTCTTGAAGTTCCGCCGCGCGCTTCACGGCAGCCTGAGCAACTGGCACGGCACCCGCCAAGGGGTCGAGCCGCTGCACCTCCGCCTCGGCCCCCTGGAGCGCCACCAGGCCGTCCTTGACCGCGACCTCGGCCCGGTCTACCGCGTGCTGGTACTCGGGCAGTGCGGCCTCGAGGACCTGGACGTCAGACAGTTCCCCCTCGAGGACCCCGATCGCCGCCTTGGCGCCGCGGGCATCGGCAAGGAGGGGGCAGGTTGCAGCCAGCGGCGACGCAGTTACTCCAGACACGTTCCCATCCGGGCCGGTGTCCACTCGCTGCCAGTAATCTCGGACAGTACACGGCACTTCGCCGAGCAACCCGGCCTGGCGCTGGGCAGCCGCCAGGCGCGTCCGCACGCTCCCCGCCTTGCCGGTCTCCCGGGTCTTGGCGAGGAGGGTCTCGCGGGCCTCCCGAAGCCTTGTGTTCCATTCCCGCAGATCGTCCTGCGCCTGGGTGCGGTGTCCCCGGGCTGGCGGCAGGGCGGTAGCCGCCGCCTCATACTCCGGCAGTCGCTCAGCCTCGCGCTCCGCCTCGAGGATCCCGGCTTGGGTCCTGTCATGGGCGCGGATTTGCTCCAGTGGTAGTGCCATGAGTTTGCCATTTAAGCTGAGGCTCTGTTGATCGATCCCGGAGAGTTCGCGCTGTTTTCCAGCGCGTTGCTTCTCTGCCTCGACCGCCAGGGCGTGCTGCGTCTGCAGCTCGGCGTGGCGTTGGCGTGCGGCCTCGAGGTCCGCCGCGCTGGCCTTGATCTCCGCCTCGATGCCGGAGCGCTCGATGGTGAGATTTTCGGTATTGTCGATCTCCCCGTCTGGATGCGCATCATCCCAGAGCACTCCCGCTGCGGGCTCGTGCCTGGGCCTGGCCCCGAGACGCACCAACTCCTCCTCAGCCTCTGCCAGTTGACCGCGTAGGCGCTCGAGCTGCAACTCACCGGTCTTGCCCCTGGCGCGCGCGGCCTCGGAGAGCCGCTGCAGGCCACCAGTGTCAAGAATTTCCGCTAGCAGGTCCTTGCGTTCCGCCTTCGAGAGGTCGAGGAAGCTGCCGCGCTTCGTCTGACAGGAGAGCGCCGCGGAGAGCATGAGGCGGGCGCTGCCGAAGCGGCGCTCCACCTCCGCGTTGTACTCGCGCACCTTGCCGCTGGTGAGAGGCTGGC